GCACGGCGGCAATGTGTCTGACCAGTTCGATGACAACTTCACTGAGGATCAGGACCGCGCACTGCGTGAGTTGATCGACAAGCTGAAGGCAGAGCATCCAATCATTAAGGTCATCGGTCACAACGAAGTGGCGAATAAGGCCTGCCCGACTTTCGTCGTCCGCGATTGGCTGGCGAAAGCCCCTGCCGTTGTGCAACCGCCTATGGTTGCATCGGCCCAGCGCGCACGTCCTGCTCAAAGTCGCACGGTACAAACCTCAGTGGTCCAAGGCGTGTCCGCGGCAGGTGGTGCTGTTGCTGCACTGCAAACGCTGGATGGCACGGCGCAGATTATTGTGCTTGTTGGCTGCTTTGCTTTCGCAGCAATGGCGATGTTTATTTTAAAAGAGCGTCTCAAATCATGGGCCGCTGGATGGCGTTGATTGGCTGATGTTTATACTGGCAAAACTCAAAATGTATTTCGCCGCCGCTGGCGCTGTCATTGCCGCGCTTGGCGTGGCTTACTTTCGAGGAAGGTCCGCCGAGGCCGCAGCAGAACGTGAAAGGGAACTCAATGAATACGTTGAAACACGTAAACGGATGGACACCGTGGACAGTGGTAACAGTCCTGACGATGCCCATGCTTGGCTGCGCGCCCGTCAGCAGTCCAAACGCGATCTGTGACGGAACTGTATCGCTGCGAGATACACATGCAGATGCGCTGCTTGCTGAGGGCGTCAACGGTAAAATCGTCCAGACGGGTGCTGCGCTGATCGCCGCCCTAGACGCCGGGTGCGCCCAGTGAGCCTCCCGTATTACGTCGTCCCTGAGTATTGGCTAGAGGGCTACGCAGAGGGTGACGCCAAGATCGTGGCGGCGCAGGCAAACGCCACGCTGACTACGGCAGCCTCGGCAGCTCTTTTAGTAAGCGCAGAGGCGTCCACAGCGGCGTCGGCAACAACGGCGGCCCGCATTGAGCGTGTGCGCGAGGCAGACGCCCCGGCAACTTGTGCGGCCACGGCCTCTGCGGACGTCATTCGCGAGCGGCCGGTGGACGCCGCAGCGGCGTGCGCGCTGTCTATAACAGCCGACACGGCGATCATCAGCAACGCAAGCGCAGCGACGTCTTCCAGCCTCACAATGACCCTTATTCCGCAGCGCCGCCGCAAGGCTATCGCGTTTGCGCAAATCTCTGCTATAATGGCCGCAAGCGCCCGCCTAAAGTGGGAGCCAGACGCGCCGACAGCGGAGGTCTGGACCGACGTAGCGCCGAGCGACGAGGATTGGACGCCACTGAGCGCAACACCTGAGACGTGGGTGCCTGCGGCAGTAGCGTCAGGCATTTGGACACCAGCGGCAGACACCGCAACGACATGGACGGAGAAATAAAATGGCAGTTTTTACATACACAGCGCCTACTGTCGGCGGAAGCGAAAACACATGGGGCGCCACGCTCAACCAGAACTGGTCAAACCTGTCCACGTTTTTCGGGTCGCTGGACAGCGCCGAGCTGGCGGTGCTGGACGGCATTACGGCGACGACGGCGGAGATCAACTACGCGAGCGGGGTGACGTCGGATATTCAGACTCAGCTCGACGGAAAAGAAGCGGTAGACGCTGAAATTTTGAAAGCCGACACCGACGCCAACCTGACGGCGGGCTACACTGCGACCCCGACTGCCGACGGAACAAAAACGTCAGGCACATACACACCGACCCCCGTCGGCGGCAACTTCAAGACTGCGGTAAACGGCGGAGCTTTTACCTTGGCCGCGCCGACGGCGACTGGGAGCTACACTTTAATTGTTCATGTGACCAATGACGCCTCCGCGGGCGCTGTCACATTTTCGGGTTTTAATAAAACGGTGGGCGACTCTCTGCTTACGACCACCGACGGAGACGACTTCTTTATCTACATCACCAAGGTCGGCGGGTTTACGTCAGCTTCTGTAGAGGCGCTCCAGTAATGTCTCTAATGCCATTCATTAAGCCTACTGCGCCGCCATATGAGTTTACTTTTGCCAGCAGCACTCAAGAAGCAGACCTTAGAGCCTTGGCCGTTTCAGACGGCTGGAACGGCAGCGACCAGCTCAAAGTTTTTGTAAACTCCGGAGTTTACTTGTGGTCTAACAGCATCACCACTGGCGGCCTTGTAATAGCTGGCGCATTCCCCGCTGGGGTCATTCTTTTGAACAGCGGATACATCATAGGCAAGGGCGGCAAGGGAGGCAACCATACTACTAATAACAAAGAAAATGGTGGCCCTGCCCTGCAAATAACGGCGACGGTCCCCGTTGAGGTAACTAACAACAGCGGCGCGTTTATTGCGGGTGGCGGCGGCGGGGGCGCTGGGGGAAACTCTATAGGCGGCGGCGGCGGCGGTGGCGCTGGCGGTGCTGACGGCGGCACTAGCTACCGAGGCGGCGCAGCAGTAGGTGTTGGCGGCGCTATAGGTGTGGCAGGCAACGACAGCTCCGCAGGCGGCGGCAAAGGCGGCGGGTCTGGCGGGTCTGGTGGTGGGCACGACGACGGTTCTGGGGCTTTCAATGACCCAGACAGCGGCCCGGGCGGCGGCGGCGGACGTATTCTACCTGGTGTGGGTGGTACAACCTCTACGGGAAGTAGAGATTATGAAGGAGGTCTGGGCGGTTCAGCGGACGCAGTTGGCGGAAACGCGCCGGGTGCGGGTGCGGGTGCGGGCGGCGGCGGCTGGGGTGCGGCAGGCGGAAGTAGCGGCAGTAACGTGGGCGGCTCTGGCGGCGCAGCTATTGCAAAAGAAGCTGGCGCAACCCTGACGCTTACTAATAGCGGGACAGTCTATGGGACAGTTTAATAACCACGCGAACTTGGAGGCAATGTAAAACATGGCACTCGTTCAAATAGCACCACCCCCCGGCTTCCGCTTTCACGGCACAGACCTTGAGAGCGAGGGCCGCTGGCGCGACGGTAGCCTTGTGCGCTGGCGCGACGGCAGCCTGCGTCCAGTCGGCGGATGGGTAGACCGCATCGGCTCTGCGGTCTACAACGCCGCCCCGCGCGGCATGCTGGGCTGGGAGGTAAACAACGGGACACGCTGGATCGCGGCAGGCACGTACAATAAGTTGTACGCCACGGTAGGCAGCGGCACGACCTACGACATTACGCCCGCCACGCTGACTGCGGGCACGGAAGACGCCACGATCAACACTGGCTACGGCGGCGGTTTCTACGGATTAGGCTTCTACGGCCAAACGATCCAAGCGACGGGGCAGTATTCAGAGGTGACAACGTGGTCTTTGGATAGCTGGGGCCAATATCTTGTGGCCTGCAACCCTTCCGACGGAAAGCTGTGGGAGTGGCAGCTCGGCACGGGCAGCGACGCGGTGGTCATCGCCAACGCCCCGACTAATTGCTTAGGGCTGGTCGTGACAGAGGACCGTTTTATTTTTGCGCTTGGCGCTGATGGAGACCCCCGAAAGATCGCGTGGTGCGACTTCGAAGACAACACGCTCTGGGCTGCGGCCAGCACGAACCAAGCTGGCGACATTACGCTCCAGACGTCCGGTCAGATCATGGCGGGCGTCCGCACAGCAGGCCAGACGCTAATCCTGACTGACCAAGACGCCTACCGCAGCACATATGTGGGGGCACCGTTTATCCACCAGTTTGAGCGCGTGTCGTCGGCCTGTGGGTTGATCGCGCGCAAGGCCGTGGCGGACACGCCTGCGGGCGTATTCTGGATGAGCAGCGCGGGCTTCTTCACGTATGACGGATCGAGCGTTCGTGAAATTCAGTGCGACGTTCACGACAAAGTATTCAACGACCTAAACCCCGCGCAGATCAGCAAGTGCTGGGCCGTGTCCAACGGGCCAAACGGCGAAGTGTGGTTCTACTACCCTTCCGCTAACAGCCTTGAGATCGACCGCTACGTTGTGTTTGATTACAAAGAGGGCCACTGGTCTATGGGCGCTCTGGCGCGCAGTGCGGGCATTGATCGCGGTGTATTCAAGACGCCAGTCTGGGGCGATCCAGACGGGTCGATCTACAACCACGAAACGGGCTTTAACTACGACGGCGGAGAAGTCTACGCCGAGAGCGGGCCATTCAAAATTGACGCAGGTGAGAACCTCGCGGTCGTGACCAGCCTAATCCCCGACGAGATAAATCTGGGCGACGTAACGACGACGTTTAAGACACGCCTGTACCCGACGTCCACCGAGACGTCCCACGGACCCTACACTATGACACAGCCCACCAGCGTGCGCTTTCAAGGTCGGCAGGTTCGGATGAAGGTTACGGGCAACACTCCGTCGTCGTGGCGCGTTGGAAAGTTCCGCTTTGAGGCCAAGCGGGGCGGCCAGCGATGACGTCCGTCGCCCCACCTCCTCAAGGCACTGACTGGAAAGTGTGGGCGCGGCAGCTTTCTACGTACTTGTCCCGCGCACTCCCGACGCTGCAATTTAAGACGGGTAACGAGACAGCCGCCACGAACGGCATTTTGCTGTGGGACAACGTCAATGAGTATCCCGTGATCTCAAAGAACGGCGAGTTCCGCCAGATCGTCCTCTCGGATGGTCAGTACGCTGGGCACGTCCTGACGGACCAGACAGCGGCCTCAACTAACACAGCTTACGCTTTAACGTACACTGCGCAGACTGCCGACGGCATTACGAACGGCACGCCCGCGTCTCGTTTGGTGTTTGGGGAGGCCGGGCAGTACATGGTGTCGTTTTCGGCGCAGTTCCACAGTAGCAGCGGCAGCACGGTAAACTTCTGGTTCTGGCCGCGCATCAACGGCGTAGACGTTGCGGGCGCTTCTATGAAAAACGCCCTACACCAAAACGACGCGACGCTGGTCGTCAGCCGCTCCAGCATTTTCGACGTGTCGGCGGGCGACTATCTGGAGGCCATGTGGGCCGTGGACAGCACAAGCGGCACTCTAGACGCCTCGGCGGCGACTGCGTTTGCTCCCGCCGCGCCCGCGTCTACGATATTGATAACAAGGCTGCATGGGTGACAATGGTTGAGGAAAGTGATAATATCCGCTTAGTGTATGTGCCAAGAGCCGAAATCGAGGACTACTGGGACGTCGCGGGTCCGCTTATTGAGTTAGCGCAGCGGCGCTACGCAAACGAGTACGGGCTTGAGGATGTTAGATCAGCCCTTGACGAAGGTAGGGCAATACTGTGGATGATACAGGCAGACGGTGAGTTTATGGCGGCGATGACAACGACAGAAGACAATCAGCCGCGCCGCAAGACGCTGCTGATTGAGTTGTTAGGCGGCAAGCGCGCTGATATATGGGCGGAGAAGGCTTTACACGAATTGGCTCGCGTTGGGCGAGCGGCGGGTTACGATGCCATTGAGACAAAAGCGCGGCTGGGCTGGATGCGCCTAGCAAAGAAACACAACTTTCGGCCTAAGCATGTGGCCTATGAAATGGATTTGAAATAATGGGTAGCAGCAAAACAACAACTGAGCAGACAATGCCGCAGTTTCAGCAGGATTACTTGGAAAACACGGTTATCCCGTTTGCTACAGGAGTTTCCGAAACCCCCTTCCAAGAGTTTACGGGGCAGCAAACGCCCGGGATGAGCGGCTACACCACGCAAGCGGGCGGGCTGTACGGCGACATTGCGGCTATGGGCAACATGGCGCCCGCGGACTACCAGAGCCTCATCAACCAGAACCTCGCAGGGTTCCAAGGCAACGTAATTGACCCCGCGGTGGCGGCTATGGATCGCCGCTTCGCTCAGGAGCGCTCGGACCAATCCGCTAACGTGATTGGCGCAGGTGCTTTTGACAGCAGCCGCCGGGCAGTGTTTGAGGGCGAGCGCGAGGCTGGCCGCGACGTGGAAATGGCGCAGACTTTGGCTAACCTAAACCGACAGGGTTACGACGCAGCCACTGCGCAGACTATGGCGCAGTTAGCGATGCAGCAAGGCGCATTAGGCGCGGGGGCTGCGGGTATGATGGGCGTAGGATCAGCCGAGACTGCGCTTAGCGCGGCAGGGCTTGACGCCGCCTATCAAGAGTTCCTGCGCGAGCAGCAGAACCCGTACCAGCAGCTTAGCGCGCTATCTGGCGGCGCCGGGGCTATTCCCAGCGGCTACGGCACCACGACAGAATCGTATAGCCCGGGCTTGTTTGACTACCTCTCAGCAGCCGCTCTGGGGGCTTCTGGACTCTGATGGACCTAGACTTCTCTCCATACGCAGTTGGCGGAGCGCAGGCGCGAGCGGACAGCTTTACGCGGCTGGACCCGCAGTTTGCCACGGGGGTCTACGGGCTAACGCAGGCAGCGCACGCCGCAGGCATCCCGTTGCAGATCACGTCGGCGTATCGGTCGCCAGAGCTACAAGCGCAACTGTACGCAAGTGCTGTTGAACGCTATGGGTCACCGCAGGCGGCCCGTCGGTGGGTCGCGCCTCCGGGGCGCTCGCAGCACAATTACGGCACTGCGGTGGACTTTGCACTCAACGGGTCGCTTGTCCGCGATGCGGACAGCCCAGCGGCGCAATTTATACGCAACAACGCCCAGCAGTACGGCTTGGCGGTTCCAATGGATTGGGAACCTTGGCAGGTTGAGCCTATCGGGTCTCGCGATGGCAGCAGGCCACAAGCCACAATAAGTACAAGAGGAGCGCCACAGATGGCTATGCAACCTACACAACCGCAGGGTCTTTTGGGCCAACTTGGAATACAGCGGCGAGACCCGACAGCGCAGGGCGAGACGGCACTGCCGTTCTACCAGCGTAGCAGGTTTGGCAACACTATGGGCAACCTTGCGATGGCGTTTAACTCGCTGCGCCAGCGCCCTGACGAGAATATCCCGCGCATAATTACTGGGCAACGCGCAACGCGCGAGCAGGACGCCGCGAACAACCGTACTGTTGAGTGGCTAAACAGCCAGCCGGGCGGCGAGCGGTTCGCGGGTCTGGTAGACTCCGTTGGCGCAGCGGGCGCGTTGCAGGCTTATCAGCAATCTCAAGCGCAGCCCGACCAAACAACAGGTATTCAGAATTACGAGTATCTTGTGGCTCGAGGCATGGACCCCGCGCAGGCTATGGAGAGGTCGTTTGGAGGCGGCGGTGTGACTGTCAACACGGGCGACCAAATTGGTGACTACTTGTACGGGTCCGACGCGGGCTTACCCGCAGGTTACCGCCTAAACGTCGCAACAGGCCAAGCGGAGGTCATTCCGGGCGGGCCTGCTGAGGCCGAGCTTTTGGC